CTCTGGTCCGAAAGGATTCAGGGGACCGCCACAGGGTTGATAAAGTATCAACCACTTGTGGGGTGCCGCTCTGGATAGACAATCCATTCTAGACAAGAGGCATCTCCACCAGTTAAAACTGATGGTACCACGGGAGATGGTTCGCCCCTTATAACCTAATTCGGGTCGGTCCACCGTACCCAAAGCATCGATAGGCCTGATGCAATGGGGAAAGTGGATTGCCCGGTTATTTTATAAGGAATTCTCTCTCAACTCCGTGCCCTAAGTCACCACGAAGGTCATCTTATAGAGACCGGTAGTAATCTTAGGAACCCCCAACGTAAATGATTAATAATAAAGAAAATATGACCAATAGAATTAATAAGGATGCATTAAAAAAGATAAAATCTCTTTTACGCGTCCCCAGGTTCAGGCAAAAGATTAGGCCTAAAATCCAAAAGAAACCCTATAAAGTTTTAGGGAAATCTTTTATAATTCAAAGGTCAAATGTTTCCCTTATCATTAAAACATTGAGTTGGGGAGGCCTCTGTATGGGGTGAACCTGTACAGAGTCCGGCCTGGCAAAGGAGTTAATAAGGAACATATGAAGCTGATTCGAGTCTCCGAATAAAAACTTTATTCGGGATCGCTTATCCCTTTATAAGGATATGCGATCTAGGATCTTTAAGTTATTAGGATCCAAAAGATCAGACCAGCGGATTATGATGGAGAAACCCCCAGTCGGCTGGCTTCCAATCTACAACACAGTCTTGAAGAGACTTGAAGTAGGAACAATCGCGGAAAAGCGGTTGCTGACTACTATCTTGTATTCAACAAGACTTCTTAAATTACCCAAAAAAGTTAACTTATCCTCAATAATTACGGATAGCCTATACACCAATGAGTGTATACCACCTAACCAAGATTTTGTGGTAGGAAGATTTTGAAGGGCTTTAAGATGTGAGAAAGGAAGAACCAGTCTAAGGAGATTATCCTGAACCGAGTGGCACCTTACGACCAAAGTTGGACCAAATGGACATGCTATGAGAAATCTGATGAGAGATTGTATGACTCTCCCAGATAAACTCATAGATGATTTGGGTATAGTCGGAGGATCCAAAGTCCGAGACAATATACTAAGACTCAAAAATGAGTTTAGTGTAATGGCTCAAGGCTCTGGGATCGATATGCAACCCGGCATCCTACGGAAACTCTCTACGTTTCCTGATATAGAAGGTAAGACTAGAATAGTTGGAATTTTAGACTATTTTAGTCAGAGTGTATTAAAAAAACTACACTCCTTTCTATTCAAGATTCTTAGAAAGATTCCCCAAGACTTCACCTTTAATCAAGGCGGTTTTACCGACAAGATTAAAGATTGAACAGAATTCTATAGCTGCGACTTAAAAGACGCAACCGATAGAGTTCCAATAATCCTCATAGAAAAAGTCCTTAAAGGACTTCTTCCTGATGATTATGTTCAGTCTTGGAAGAGTATCATGATAGACTATCCATTCCTTTGTAAAATTAAAGGAGAGGGAGACCAGTTTATAAGTTACAAGACTGGAAATCCTATGGGAGCCTATTCTAGTTGAGCTTCATTTGCAATCACTCATCATTTTATAATATTTGAGTGTTGCTATGAACTCAAAATACCCTTCTATAAAGCAAAATATTGCTTATTAGGGGATGATATTCTTATAGGGGATCATAATTTATATGCTCGTTATAGGGAGAAACTCAAGCTTTACCGAGTAGAAGTCTCAGAAGCTAAGACACATGAGAGTGAAATCTTATGTGAATTTGCAAAGAGATGAATCTACAAGGGGCAAGAGATTTCTCCTTATCCTCTACCAGCACTAAGAGAAGCAGGTAAGAAATTTATGAACCTGGTTCCCTTAGTTGTTGAAGAAGAGAAGCGAGGCCACCTCTTAGAGTGTGGTATCCCCGAAGCCGTGAGTATGTGGATCAGGATCTGTTGTTCCGACGTAGAAAACAAGCGTTTTAGACGCGAAAAGTTCTACAAAGCCCAATCAAAGAAATCACAAGTTGTCTATGACATCATTCGATATTTCAGAGGAAAGTGCTCTGCATCACAGTTAGTTTATTCTGCGATGCAAGTGCCTACCAATGAATACGAAAACCGTAGCCTCCTAGAAAAGGATGCTCTAGTTGTTATCAAAACTAGCATAGACTCCATGTTGAGATCTTCCATGCTCTCCTATAATGATAGAACGAGACCATACAAAGGGGACTGGGAATCTAAGAAAGAATATGACTTAGATATCCTGCCCAAATTGGATGCTCTTCTAGCAAAAAGGACGGGAGCCGACTTCGACTACCGTAAAGGACTGTCCGATATAACTCCCTGATCCCATGTTGTACGCCGAGCATTTAATCAATACTTTCAACTACAGACCATAATGAGAATGGATGTTAATAAAGTTTTTAACAAATTCCAACTCATCTTTCCACTCTTAATTAGAGCGGTAGTCATTCCCCATCCATGTAAAATATTTATTGGACGGAAGTATGATATGATCAATATGTTTAATAGTGGATTATCTGCAGAGCTAACAAGGGTGACATCTTCTCCTCTCCCAATTAAATTAGGCGACCCCATGTTTCCATGGGACCTAACTAACTGGGACTGGAAGAAGGAGCTCAAGGATGGAAAACCAGAAGAGATTAACAACTGGAATCCCAACCAAGGCTCATATAGAGAAGCTCTCAAGAAATATGAGAAGCACCCTATATTTAGTCAAGGGAAGAATATGAACTCGGCCTGAGACGTAATCCTAAAAGAATTTAGTCTCATCTAGAAGCTGACCCTATAAGGAGTCAAACCTCTTAGATGACTAAGACTAAATTATTTCCGAATTAGCCTTAGCCAGACCGGTCGAGTGTAGCCTTTAAATACACTCCCTTACAGCGAAATATGAACTTCTCCGAATCCTAAAGGGTACTCCTTAAAGTAATAGAGGAGTCGGACTGAGTAATCAGTTCAGGCCTAGGCCCTCTAGGAGGAGGAAGAAGTCCATCGGGGGCTGTAAGGTAGTCCCTTTTCTCTAAATCTCATAATCCTGGATAATAATGTCCATTATTATGAGGTAGAGAAGAGG